CCTGCCTGCCGAGCCTGAGCCCCTGCCGTCGTCGCCTGCCTGCGATGCCTGAGCCCCTGCCGTCGTCGCCTGCCGAGCCTGAGCCCCCGCCGTCGTCGCCTGCCTGCGATGCCTGAGCCCCTGCCGTCGCCTGCCTGCCGAGCCTGAGCCCCCGTCATGATCGAGCCTGAGCCCTGCGCATGCACGAGCCCCGCGGGGCTTGAATCCCGCGGGGCTCGTGTCGTCGATGCGCGGCAGGCTCAGGACAGATAACCGGGCGCATGAATGCCGATGGCGACGATGCGGGGCATGATGAAATCCCCCGCGTCGTCGCGAGCCCCGCAAGCGTGCCCCGCGCCCGTGCAACTGCCGCAAGTGCCGGGGCATGAGAAGACTTTGCCGAGCCCCGCATCCTCGGCAGCCTTTCGGACGGCGCGATGATATTCGGCGTCATCGTATCGAGCGAAGCCCTTGGCAAACTCGCCGACGACGGGGAGCGCGATGAAATCGCCGCGAACGAAAGGCAGCGCGCGGAGTCTATCGCGGAATTCGGCGTCGTCGTCGTCGATGCCTCCCGACGACAGATTCAAGGCATAATTCGGCGGTACCATGCCGGCGAGTTTTTCAATGATCGGCCACGACTTGCTATACCCATAGCAAGCCATATCGGGGCGCTGCCGCAACAGATTGAACCAGAAAACGGCCGTCGATTCGGAATCAAAATCGCCGTCGACATACAGCCGAAACGTGACGCCCTCCGGCAGCGCCTTGAAAGCGTCGATGATGGCACGACGATTGAACCTCAGCAGTAGCGTGTTCATCGCCTGCCGCAGGAATGCGGCAGGGTATCGCCATGCTCGCAGGCTGTAGCAAAATGCATCGGCGAGGTTCGGCGCATCGCCGCGGGCTGCGATGCCTGCGCATGCCCCCGCGCCGGGGCACGTCACAATCGGCAGCGTCGAGAATGCGACGAAAGGCAGTTTGACGTTACCTTCCTCCGCGAAGATGGAATGCGGCAGGCTGCCGGATTCAAGGGCTGCCGCGAATCGCAGCAGGAAGTACTTCCATGTGCCCCGCTTCCTGCTGCTGCCGCGGATGCGTCGGGCGATGCGTCGAGCCTCAGCGGCAGCGTCGGCGAGGCTGCCGCATTCCATGCAGAATCGAGCGAATCGCAGGCAATCGGAATTCTTCATCGTCGGGCGATAGGTTGCGGTTTTCATCGTGTTTTCTTTCAAAAATGGGGGGATGCGGGGAAACGTCCAGTACGGCGAATCGTCGAGTGTTAACCGATCATCGGGCGAATTTCGTACAGCGCGTCGGCGGCGTCGGCGGCGTCGGAAAAATCCCAGCGGGCGAGCGCCATCACGCCATCCGAGACGCTGCCGAGTCGACGCATGCCGGCGAGAACATAATCCTCCCAGACACATTCGATGGTTCCGACGACGTGCCCCGTTGCGCGATCAATCACGTCGTGCGTCGTCCATTCGACGTGAGCGGGGATATCGTCGCCTTCCACAATGATCGTGCATTCGGGAGTCTTATGAGCGATTCGCATGGATCGAGCCTTTCATCTAGTGATGGTTTCGGGGGGATGCCCCGACGCATGAAGGATAGCATCGTCCGCAATTCGGTCAAGCCTAAAATATTTTTTGCGGTTTTCGCGGCCGTTTGATTATTCGGACAGTTAGCATCGTGAGAAAATCACCCGCCGTCATCGAGCCTGAGCCCCTGCCGTCGTCGCCTGCCTGCCGATGCCTGAGCCCCTGCCGTCGTCGAGACTGCGTGGGGACGCCGGCGGATGCTTGGGGGGGGGTTGGGGGGGCTTGCGCCGGTCGGCTTTGTAGGGCAGACCGCATGTCCTCCGCTCCGTGCGCCCCGGTCGGCCTAACCAATTTGCTGGCCGCCGACCACGATCCGACGGTTTGGCAAAAACACTCTGTTCTGGTAGCCTATGACCCGTGCGTGGAGACGCCGGAGAAAACGCCAAGGAAGGCAAAAGTTGTCCCGTATGCGGCGGTTCTGTGCCGCCCTCCCTTGGCGTTAAGCCCAGGACGTATTGCTCTGCGGCCTGCTGCCGAGCTTCGTCGCGGTCGCCGAAGCCCGCGGTCGTGCCGTGCTCTGTCTGCGGCAAAGACGTACCGCAGGACGCAAGTAGTGTCGGCAGACGCCGGGAAGTCTGCTCCGATCAGTGCCGCAAGCTGCGAAAGACAAAGAAGCCGACGCATCACGGGACATGCCTGAGATGCGGTGAGGGCTTCGTTCGGTTTAAGAACTCAAAATACTGTAGCGACGAGTGCCGATACCCCAACCGCCCATGCGTTAAGCCTTGCCAGCAGTGCGGAAAAAGCTTCAAGCAGAGGCACTCTGGGAGCAAGTTTTGCAGCCAGAGCTGTGTCGCGCTGGCGAGGGCACCCGAGACGATCAAAAGAAACAAGAGCCGTGCTGCGCAGCGGCAGTGCCTCTGTTGCCAGAAGCCGTTCCGAAAACGAGGAACCGGGCGAAATGCCGGAAAATACTGCTCCAGGGAATGCGCATTTGAGGCGAGGCGGCTTCGCCTCCCATGCGCGAGACTGACAAGGCGGCCGGGGGCAACGCTTGACGAGCAGATCGCTGTGTGGTTCGGAACCTGGGGCAATGACGCAGGCGACCCGCTGAATGTCGGCGGCAACGCTGGCGGCCACAAGTTTCGATGCGTTAAGTACGGGTGCCACTACGAGTCGTTCTCGAAAACGTCGATCCTTCGCCGGGACAACTGGACGTGCCAGATATGCCAGTGCGAGCTGCTTCCGCGGTGGACAAAGATCGATGGCAGCGAGACTCCGCATCCCCGCAGCCCCACGATCGATCACATCGTGCCGCTGTCTTACGGTCCCGACGGCCCAGGCCACAGACCGAGTAACGTCCAGGCCGCCTGCTGGGCGTGCAACATAAAGAAATCCGACTCCTTTGCGGGGCCATTGCCTACTGTGCAATACTCGTAGGCATGGCAAGAGGCCCAGCACCAACGCCGAAGCACCTCCTCAAGCTGAGAGGCTCTGAGGAAGCCAACTACCGCGAGGAGCTTGGCACCCCCCTGCACTCTCTGCCGTCCGCCCCCGACTGGATGCGGCCGGCAGCCAGGGAGATGTTCAACCTTGTCTGCGGCTACACCCAGAGAATGGGCACCCTGGCCGAAAGCGATGTCGAGGTGATCTCGCGGTATTCGATCATCTGGGATCGCTGGCGAGAGGCGGAAATGCAGCTTGCCAAGATGGATTCCGGTTGGGTCGAGGTGACGGCCCCCGACGGCTCCCTCCGGTTCAGCCGACCGAACAAGTGGCAGTCGCAGAGTAACCACTGCCACGAGCAGTTGCGGCAGCTTGAGACTGTTCTCGGCCTAACGCCTGCCGACCGCACCCGCATGGGCTATCACGCCGAGAAGGTCGTGCTAGACCCGATGGACGCTCTTCTAGCCAAGCGTGGTTGATATCCGCGATTTCATCGGCCTGCTGAAGCACAGTCGCGGCGACTTTGCGGGGAAGCCTTTCGTCCTCGAGCGCTGGCAGGACGAATATCTCGACAAGCTCTTCAACACGAAGAAAGCCGACGGCCTGCGGCAGTATCGGACAAGCCTGCTCGCGTTGCCCCGCAAGAACGGTAAATCAGCCCTCTGCGCCGCCATCGGCATCTACATGATGTGCTGCGACGACGAGGGGGCAGAGGTGATCGTCGCGGCCGGCGACCGCGCGCAGGCTTCGCTCCTGCACACGGCTGCAAAGCAGTTCGTCGAGGGTTGTCCGTCACTGATGAAGAGATGCCGCATCTACAGAAATAGCATCGTCTTCCCTGAGAAGAACTCCACGATGCTGTGCATCAGCAGCGAAAGTGCCACGAAACACGGTTACAACCCAAGCTGCTGCCTCATTGACGAAATGCACGTCTTCCCCGACCGCGAGCTGATCGACGTTCTGGAGACCGGCATGGGTGCCAGAAGCCAGCCGCTGACCATCTACATCACGACGGCCGGCACCGACATGGACGGCCCGTGCTACAAGGACTGGCAGCGGGCACTCAAGATTCGCGACGGCGTCCTGAAGGACGACTCGTTCCTGCCCTGCATATACGCCGCCGATCCCGAGGACGACCCGTTCATCGAGGAGACTTGGAAGAAGGCCAACCCGAACTACGGAATCACGCTAAAACCCGACTATTTCAGGCAATTTTCGGAAAAAGCCAAGTCCTCACCCACCGACGAAGTCGTTTTCCGAACCCTCCACTTGAACCAGTGGCAAAAATCGGAAACGAAGTGGATCAGGCACGGTGCCTGGGATGCCAACAACGCTCCGCTCAGGCCGACGGCGGGGCGGCCGTGCTGGTGCGGCGTCGACCTCGCCAGCACCTTCGATACGACGGCGTTCGTGGCGGTCTGGCCGGACGCCGACGGCACCTACGACATCCACGCTCACTTCTTCATCCCAGAGGAGAACGCGATCAAGCGTGGTCGCGAGGACAGGGTGCCGTATCAAGCCTGGGCGAAGGACGGTTTTGTTACACTAACAGATGGCGACATAACGGATTACGACGTGGTCCGCGACTACATTCTCTCGTTTTGCGAGAAGAATGCGGTTCGGTCTATTGCGATTGACCGCTGGAACGCAGTGCATCTGACGACGCAGCTCACGGCGGAGGGAATCGACGTTAAGCCGTTTGGACAAGGTTTTGCGAGCATGTCAGCGCCGTCGAAGCTGCTCGAGACGCTGACAATCTCCAAGAAACTGCGTCACGGCGGCAACCCCGTCTTGGCGTGGCAGATGTCGAATGTGCAGGTGAAGGTAGACGACGCCGGGAATATCAAGCCGACCAAGAAGCACAGTCATTCCACGGCCCGCATCGACGGCGCGGTCTCACTGATCATGGCCCTGGGCATTGCCTCGAGCGAAACCCACGGCAATACCGACGAACCAAACCTCATGGTGCTGTAGCGTGGACAGAGTCGACGAGGAAGTCTCCGATCTGATCGAGCTTCGCGGTAATCTTTCCCGCATTTTCGAGGAGATTTCCAGCACCCGGCGAACTGCGTCGGGGGTCTCCGTCTCGCCGGAAACGGCCCTGGAATGCACGGCCGTTCTCGCCTGCGTCCGCGTGCTGTCCGAGTCGCTCGCCAGCCTTCCGTTCAACGTGTATCGGCGGCTTCCCGGCGGCGGCAAGGAGATCGCCGAGGAGCAGCACCTGCACGAGGTGATCGCCTACCAGCCGAACTCGTGGATGACGGGCTTTGAGTTCCGCGAGTTGATGCAAAGCTGGCTGCTCCTGTGGGGCAACGCCTACGCCTACATCAAGGGCGGCAAGAACGGCGCGGTGACTGAGTTGATCCCGCTGCATCCGTCGCGGATGGAGGTCAAGCGGCTGACCAACGGCAAGCTGAGGTACTACTACCGAGAGCCCGCGACGCTGATTCAGCCGACGCCCGACCCGACGGAGTATCGGCAGGACGAGATTTTTCATTTGCGATGGCTCTCGTCAGATGGGGTGACAGGATTTATCCCAACGAGCCTGTCCCGCGATGCGATCGGTCTGGCGAGAGCAACTGAGCTACACTCCGGCAGCTTCTTCGGGCACGGCGCGCAGGTCGGGACGTACATCGAAACCGATCAGCCGCACAAGCCAGAGGTGCTCGCCCGGTTCAAGGATCAGTGGAACGATGCCCACCAGGGGCCGGACAAGGCATACAAAACCGTCGTCATGCCGTTCGGCTTCCACCGGAAGCAGGTCGAGGTCAGAAACGACACGGCCCAACTGGTTGAGACCAGGCGCTTCCAGTTGGCCGAAGTGGCACGGTGCTATCGCGTGCCACAGTATTTGATTGGCGACTTGTCTGATGTCCGCCACAGCACCGTGGAGCAGCAGGCGATCGACTTCGTCACGTTCTCGCTCTTGCCCTGGTGCCGGCGGTGGGAGATGGCGTGCCGGCGAGACCTCGTGGTCGACGACAAGCAGTATTTCTGCCAGTTCGACCTGAACTCGCTGATGGCCGGCGACTACGCGGCGAGGTCGCAGTTCATTCGGGAGATGGCGAACCTCGGAGCCCTCGACATCGACGAGATTCGCGCTCAGATCGGCTACAACCCGCTCCCCGGCGGCGTCGGGAAGAAGCGGTTCATTCAGGTCAACATGCAGTTGCTGGAGGCGTTCACGCTTGAGAACCCGACCGGCCAGAAGCCGCAGAATCCCGCTCCCCAGGGCGGCGTTGACGGGCCGCCGGAACCGACGGTTGGCGATGCCCCCGACGCAGAAGACGCCCCCGACGCCCGCCAGATCGCAGGAGCCGAAGTCGTCTTCAAGACCTCTCTCCGGCGGCTCGCCGCCATCGAGGCTGACGGCGTCCTTGAGCGACGCAATAAGCCCGAGAAGCTTGCTGCGTGGCTTGATCAAATGACCGGCCGGATGCGGGAAGAGCTGCGCGAGTCCGCACAGGCTACCGGCAGAGACATCGACAAGTTTGTGGGAACGTGGATGACCCGCTCGCGAGAACTCCTGCTTGAGTGTCATCGCAGCGGCCAGAAGTACGAATCAGTCACCGAGGACTGGTGCGACAAGCACCTGACGACCGATGCCGCAAGCACCTGAAGGCGTGATTGACGCCCTCCAAGCCTCCGTTCGGCTGCATCTGCTGGCGATTGAGAACTACCAGTCGCAGGCGGAGCATCTCGACCGCTGGGGGTACGGCAAGCTGGCAGCCGGCTGCCGCGCTGACGCCGAGGAAGAGCGGGGCCACCTGCACGAGGTGCAGTCCCGGCTCGAATACTACGACGTTCAGCCGACCTACGACCACGACCAGCCCGATTGGCCCAGGCACGACTACGAGGGCATCCTCGCGGCGAATCTTTCGCTGGAAACGGCTGCGGCGGAGGCCGAGAGGGCCGGGGTGCTGGCGTGTCGGGCGGCCGGGGACGAGATATCGGCATCGGCCTTCGTCATGCTGCTTGAGGGCAGCGAAGAGGCGATCGCCAAAATCGAAGCAGTGCAGCGTGTGATCGAGCAGATCGGTCTGGATAACTACCTCGCGAATCAGGTGACGGCATGAGCAACGAGATTGAGCGGCGCACGACGGTTTCGGACGCGACGGTCGAGTACCGCGACATGGGGAACGGCGAGAAAAAGCCCGTGATTTCGGGCTATGCCGCCGTCTTTAACGCCGAAAGTCGCAACCTCGGCGGCTTCGTCGAGACGATTCACCCGAATGCGTTCGACGAAGTGCTCGCCGAGAACCCCGATGTCATCGGTGTGTTCAATCACGACCGCAATCTGCTCCTCGGCCGCACCGGAAACGGGTCGATGAAGCTCACGAAAGACCCGTATGGGCTTCGCTACGAGATCACGCCGAACGAAAACACCTCCATCGGCCGCGACGTGATCGAGTGGGTGAAGGACCGGACGGTTGTCGGGTCCAGTTTCGCCTTCGCGATCAAGCGAGATGGTGGCGATTCGTGGTCGACGGACAACCAGCGTGGCATTCGCAGGCGTGAAGTGAAAGCGATCGGCCTGCTCGAGGACGTTGGGCCTGTGGTTCGGCCTGCATATGACTCCTCCAGCGTGGTTGTGAGCCGCCGAGCCATCGAAATGGCCCTCGGCGAGTCGTTCAGGCCCATCCAGACGATGGCGAATGCGTCAAAACGAGGTCTGAAGCTGGCTCAGAGGCACGAAAACATCGATTCTCGCCTCCTGTGCATCGCCGAACGAGTCGCGAACCGCGAAATCGTCAGTGTCGAGGAGGTTTCGTACCTTTCCGGCGTCTACGAGCGGTGTTTGGCGGCGAAAGTGACGGGTTGGTCGGGCTCGCCGGCCTGGATCGAGTGGCAATTGGCCGGCGGCGACGCTGGCGAGAAGTGGGTGGATCGGCGTGCTGCCTCATCGTCCGATGAGACAGCCCCGTCTGTGGACATCCCGGCTGAAACCGCCCCTGTTTCCGAGGAAAGAGCCGCCTCCGACGTGAATCTGACCCCGACGGCGGGCATGGCCGCCGCCGCGAAGCGCGGTCTGGCCCTGCACGAGGCTGGTCGGTCGGGCGACGGCCTCAAGCCGGAGACGGTGGCCCGTGCCGGCAAGATCGCGGCTCGCGAGGAGCTGACGCCTGAGCACGTTCGCGAGATGCGGGCGTGGTTCCGCCGCCACAAGGTCGACAAGAAGGCCGGCTGGTCGAACAAGGGCGAGGAAACCCCTGGCTACACCGCCTGGATGCTCTGGGGCGGTGACCCGGCGTGGCGGTGGAGTGAGGCCAAGGTCGCGCAGATGGAACGCGAGAGCGGCAAGCGAGACATCGGCGAAGACGGCGAGGCCATTGAGGAAGAGTACGGCAGCGTCCTGTCGGCTGCGAACCTCACCCTGGCCGAGTCGTATGAGGGCATTGCCGAGGAGTACGGCCCCTGGAGCCAGAACGACGCTCACTACATGACCGACAATCCGTTCGCCAGGGATGGCGTGAAGTGCAGCAACTGCGTCTTCTTCGAGGGCGAAGAGGGCCGGTGCTACATCGTTCAAGGTGCCATCGCGGCCGACGCCGTGTGCAAGCTGTGGATCATTCCCGAGGAGCGTATGAGCCAAGAAGAAAAGAAGCCGGAGCCTGCTCCGGTTGAGGAAAAGCCCGCCGAGGACATGCGTGCGGAGCAGGAAAGCGTCGATATCGCTGTGAAGCTCGCGAACCTGAAGGCGACAATCCTTCGGACTCAGTTGCACGGCGCACGTCAGGGTCAGTAGTCTACAGGTAGAGACATTGCTTCACGACGGATGTCGTGAGGGGCAGTGCGAGCGACTTGAGGATTCAAGCACGCGGCGCGCTAGCGGGATCACCCGCCGGCCGCCGCATTGTGCGATTGGCCGGCTCAAACCAAGGAGCAGGCCAACATGGCGTCGAATCTCAAGCGTCTTCAGGAACGTGCCGCGGCTGTCGCCGCTCGGATGACCGAACTGTCCGGTATCGAGGATCGCTCGGCCGAGCAGACCAAGGAACTCATCTCGCTCGGCACTCAGGCCGACGACCTGAAGACCTCCCTGGACTTCGAGGAGCGGATCGCCGCGAAGGAAGCCGAACTGCGGGCCGTGGTCGAGAAGGCCGCCCCTGCCCCGGCTCCCGTGGCCGAAGTCGCCGCGAAGGTCGAGGAGAAGAAGGTCGAGATTCGTTCGATCCAGCCTCATCACACCAGCCTGCGTGCATTCAACGACGGCCCCGAGGCTGTCGAGAGTGCCTACCGCTGCGGCCGGTGGCTCCGGGCTCACATCTTCAAGAACGCCGAAGACCTCCGGTGGTGCAAGGATCACGGCGTCGAGAACCGCGCGATGGGCGAGAACAGCAACGCTTCTGGCGGTGCCCTTGTCCCAGAGGAGTTCGCTTCTCGCGTGATCCGGTTAGTAGAAAATTTCGGAACCTTCGCAGCGAGCAACGTCGAGAAGGTGACGATGACCCGCGACACGATGATCATCCCGAAGCGTGTCACGGGCACCACGGCCTACTTCGTCGGCGAAGGCACCGCGGTGAGCGAGAGCGAGCCGACCTACTCGAACGTGCAGCTCATTGCCAAGAAATTGGCCGTGGGAACCCGCATGTCGAGCGAGGTGGTGGAAGACGCTCTCGTGTCGATCGCTGATGCCGTGGCAACTGAGTTCGCGACGAGCTTGGCCTACAAGACCGACTTGGTCGGCTGGCTCGGCGCGGGCGACTCGGCTTCGGGCGGAATCTACGGCGTGGTGCCGAAGGTCAATGACGGCACGCACAACGCGGGCGTCGTGACTGCCGGTGCCGGTGCCACGGGCTTCGAGACCCTGACCGTGACCGACTTCATCAAGGTCATCGGCAAGATGCCGCTCTACGCCCGCCAGGGTGCAGCGTGGTACATCTCGCCGGCCGGCTTTGCTGCCTCGATGGCCCGCCTCCGCTACGCGGCTGGTGGCAACACCGTCGAGCAGGTTGGCGGCGGCGTGACCGAGCAGTTCCTCGGATTCCCCGTGAACTACGTTCACGTCCTCGACGGCACGCTCGGTGCCGATCCGGGCAAGGTCAAGGTTCTCTTCGCGAACCTGGGTCTCTCCAGCATCTACGCTCGTCGCCGCGACTTCGCAGTGCGGATGTACGACCAAGTCTACGCCACGACCGATCAGCTCCTGCTCCAGGGCACGATGCGGTTCGACGTGGTTCATCACTCGCTCGGCGACAACACGACCGCCGGCCCCGTGGTTGCTCTCAAGTCCGCGGCGTCGTGAGCCTGACAAACACCCTCTAGAAGGAGAACCCCAGAACCATGATCCATTCTCAGAACGATAAGGTTGTCGGCTCCGTCCCCGCGGCCGTCGGCACCAGCGCAGTGACCCTGACGATCGACACCCTCGGCTACGACCACGCGAGCGTGGACGTGCTGCGGGCGAGCAACGCCTCGACGGTGTTCGCCAGCGTGCTGAAGGTCGAAGAGTCGGATGACAACTCGTCCTACTCGAACGTGTCGGGCCTCGTCGGCGGCACCGACTTCACGATTCCGGCTGTGTCCGACACCGCGTCGGCCGCCATCGTGAAGCTCGATATCGACACCAAGGCGAAGAAGCGTTACCTCAAGGTCACGGCGACCCCCGCGGTCAGCGTGAACACCGTGGTGTCGGCTCGTCTGTCGCGTGGCGAAGAGGCTCCGGTGACGGCGGCTGACGCTGGCGTCATCGGCTGGGTCAAGGGCTGATTCCCGAACTGCGGGACGGCCATGATGGCCGACAAAGGCGCATGGATGCGCGCCCGCTCCACACACGGAGCGATCCATGCTGATCAGAGTCGGTAACGTCGAAGCGGAAATCAAAGTCGCGGCGGTGATGAGCACCCCGCGGCTTGGATTTACCGACAATTTCTTCTGTGTCTCGTCGGCACTGGCCCCGCATGGCATCAGTCCCATCAAGGTGACGGGTGCCTTCTGGGGCCAGTGCCTTCAGCGAGCGATGGAGCAGGTCGTCGACACGCACGACGTGATCCTGACCATCGACTACGACACGGTCTTCAGTGCGAAGACGGTCGAGGCGCTCCTTGCACTGCTCCTGCACTCTGGCTACGACGCCATCGCTCCGCTTCAGACGAAGCGGGAGGCGAACGCGGTGATGTTCGCCCTGGCCGGCAGTGACGTTGACCAGAAGACGACGGTGGACGGCGACTTCTTCAACAAGGTCGTGCAGCCCGTGGAGACGGCCCACTTCGGCCTGACATTCCTGCGGACCTCGGGCCTCAAGAAGATGAAGAAGCCCTGGTTCCTCGCCAAGGCGAACGACCAGGGAGAGTGGACGGGGGGCCATACCGACGAGGACATCTCGTTCTGGAAGTCGTGGGCCGCCTGCGGCAACAAGCTGGGCCTCGCCACGCATGTCAGCGTCGGCCACGCCGAACTGATGGTCACATGGCCCTCGAGGACGGCCGACGGCGGCAAGGTGCAGCAGCACACGACGGAATACTGGACGAACGGCCAGAAGGCACCGGAAAGCGCCTGGGGGCACGTTCATTGAAAATCCGCGTGCTCCAGAATTTTGACTGCTACGAGAAGGGGCAGGTCTTCGAGGACTGGGCGGCCGGGATGTGCGACATCCTCATCCGCCGCGGGCTGATCGAAGAGGTCGAGACCGCCGAGGCTGTCCCCGAGGCCGTCGAGCGTGCGGAAGTGGCCGTCAAGCACACACCGAAGAAGAGGCGATAAATGGATCAGATTGTCTTCGGCACGCCGCAGAGGCCGACGGCGACGATTACGCCGTTTCGCAGCCTGCGACGCATTACGAACCCGGCCGTGGAGCCGGTCAGCCTGTCGACGGCGAAGCAGCATTGCCGGGTGGATACCGATGTGGATGACCTCTACATCCAGGGTCTCATCGCCGTGGCGAGGCAGTATGTCGAGGATGTTCTTGACATCACGATCTGCACGACCGTGTGGGAGGCCAAGTACGACCTGTTTCCTGTCTGGGCGATCATCCTGCCCCGCCTGCCGCTTCTGGACAGGTCGATCACGGTGACCTATCGCAACGGCGACGGCACCTACGGCACGCTCTTGAGCGCGAACGGCGACTTTCAGGTCGACGCCAGCGTCCTGCCTGGGCGGATTTACCCGCAGTGGGCCAGAGCTTGGCCCGCGACCCGCGGCGACGAAAATTCAGTCACGGTGCGGTATTCGGCGGGCTACGGCGACGACGGGCAGAGCGCGCCGCCCGTGGTCAAGCACTTGATTTGCCTGCTCGTGGCCCACTGGTTCGACACGAGGCAGCCGGCGGTCACGGGGGCACCCGTTTCTGTGCCGCAGACGTTCGATACGCTCCTGGCCGCGGCCAGCATGGGGGTTTACCGATGACCGTCAAGGCCCGCATCGACATCGACGCCGTCTACCACGACTCGAGTGACACTTCGCTCACGATCGGCTCGCTGTCCGAGCACATTTCCCCGTCGCTGACGAGCGCTCAGACGATCAACGGCAGCGTCGGCACAGCCGCCGTTCAGATCGTCGGGGCGACGCCGCTCTCGACGCTGGTGGTCAAGAACACGGGCACGAGCGTCCTGCGGCTGGCTGGCAGCTTCAACGTGGCCGCCGGCCGCGTGGCCGTGCTGCCAGTTACAACGACGATCACAGTCTCTGCGCCGTCCGGCACGGGTTCGTACACCGCCCTCTGGATGGGGTGACCATGATCAATTCGGGCACGATGCGCGAGCGGGTCACGATCCAGAAGCCCGTGGAGCAGCAGAGTTCCTTCGGCGAGACGACGCTGACCTGGGTGGACGAGGCCACAGTCTACGCCAGCATCATGGGCGTTAGGGCCAGCGACTACTTCGCCGCCCAGCAGGCCGGCGCGATCGTGACGCACCGCGTTCGGATCAGGTTCTTCCCCGGCCTAAATCACCAGCACCGGCTTCTCTGGAGGGGCCGTGTGATGGAGATTTCTAGCGTCCTTGAGCGAGAGACCCGCTCGATCCATGAGATACTGGCGAGGGAGGACGCGACATGATTACGCAGGGCTACGGGACTCCGAGATCGATTGGCGGCAGCACCGGCAAGTCGCTGGCCGAGGGGTTCGTGTCGGTCAGGATGGAGGGTGTCCGTGAATTGGCCGAGAGGCTCCAGAAGCTCGCCGCAGAGGTGGGCGAGCCAAAGGCGCTCGAGCAGGCCGTCAGAAAGGCCAGCAGCCACATAAAGCGAAGCTATCAGTCGAAGGTCGGCAACGTCACCGGCAACCTCGCGAGATCGACAAGGATCGAAACCAAAGTCTACGATGCGGCAACTGTGGCGATTGTGGGACCGTACCAGTCTGGAACGGGCCGCAGCACTGACAAGCAGGCTTCGGGCAACCACGCTTGGCTGAAGGAGTTCGGGTCCGGCCCGCGCAGGCCGGGGACCAAGGGCCGCCGCACCTACGTCAACGTCCACCAGATGATCAACGGCAAGATGCGACGCCACTCGTCGGCGAATGACCAGCAGTTCGCCAATATGTCGAGGGGCTACTACTTTTTGATGGGCAGCCGCGACGAAGAGACGCGGCAGGCCCGCCAAGGCATCGGCTACCCCCACGATTTCGGCTACTCCAACGGCAGGCAGCATCCGATCACCCTCCACCCAGGCGACACCTACGCTCCGATGCCAGCCAGCCACGCGATGGAGCGGTCCATCGCCGAAACCAAGGACGCTGTACTGAATACGCTCAAGGCAGCAATCCAGAACTCGCTTGACAGGCTCAGTAAGTGATCATCTCCCCAGAAAAACACGTTTTCCAGAGGCTCATCACCTCGCCGGAGGTGGCGAGGCTGGTCGGTTTTCAGGTCTACCCGATCGCGGTGCCGAAAAACGCCGTCCTGCCGTTCTGCATCTACAAGCGGAATAACATCACCCGCGAGGCCCATCTCGCAGGCCCGATGTACCAGCCGATCGTGCATCTCCAGATCGCCTCCTGGGCACTCTACTACGACGTTGCCCGCGAGCTTGCCGACGAGGTGCGTCTCGCTTTGGATGGACGCACTGGCACCCTCGCGGGCGTTACAATAAGTGATATACGGCTCGTGTCGGAGACAGATGACTATCTGGACCCGGCAGCCGTGGGAGCCCAGCTCCCGCCCGCATACGAGGTTCGACAACTGTTTCAGATTCGGTGGTCCGAAGCTACCGAATAAGACTTTAGCGCAAGGAGGCGCACTATGGCCGGTGTTGCTGCGATGGGCGTGACGATGACCTACAGCGGTCAGACGCTGGTGATTACGAGCTTCAATGTCAACGACCAGATCGACAACGCCGATGGTTCGCATCTCGGCATCCCCCCTGGCGGGCGTCGGGAGTACGTCCCCACGTTCGTGCAGCGGGAAATCTCCTGCGACTACATCGCCACGACCGTCATCACGATTCAGTCCGCGGCGATCAGCATCGCCGGCCCGGTTAGCTTCACCGGCAACGCCACCCTCACGGCGTCGACCGTGGGCGGCACCGTCGGCGATCTCATCAAGGGCAACGCGACTTGGCGGGTCGCCTAACGCCCTGGAGGTGACCCGACATGGCCGGGGCCACCGCACACGGCGCGACCTTTTCGTTCCTGAACTTCAGCGGGTCGCTGGTCGGCATCTCTGTGGAGATGCCGACTGCGGAGGTCGTCAACATGACCTCTGCCAACGACGTGCTGGGCAGCATGGTTGCGGTGCCGACCGGGGAGTGGTCCGGCGGCACCATAACCGTCGACTTCCTGACATCGAATGTCGACCCGCAGTTGCTCGTCAGGAGGGTCGGCCAGCTCACGTTCTCGTCGAGGGGCTACAGCATCAGCCGGCGAGTGGTCTGCGAGTCCGCGTCTGTAGGCGCGCAGGCGGGCGAGCTGGTGCGAGGCTCGCTCAAGTTCTTGATGACTGATTACCAAGCAGCATAGCCGGCAAGGATGCCGCGCCACACCGTTACTGGGAGCAGAGCAGACATGGCACTTGATCGAAAGAGCATCCTGGCCGCCGACGACGTTCGCAAGGAGAAGGTCGCCGTCCCCGAGTGGAAGGGCGACGTGTATCTCCGTGTGCTCACTGGCACCGACCGCGACAGGTTCGAGGAGAGCTACGCCGACCAGAAGATGAAGGCGTTTCGCATTCGCTTCCTCCTGCTCGCTCTGTGCGACGAGGATGGAGAGCGGCTCTTCAGTGACGACGAGGCCGACATTCTCGGCAAGAAGTCTTCGGTTGTGATCAACCGTCTCTTCGAGGCCGGCTGGAAGCTGAATGCCTTCACGCAGGAGGCAGTGGATGCCCTGGGGGAAGATTCCGAAACCGCCCAGAGCGGAGGTTCTACTTCCGCCTAGCGGCGACGCTGGGGATGAGCGTCAAGCGTCTGTTGCAGGAGGTTGACAGCGCGGAGATCGCCGAATGGTACGCATTTGATCAGAGGTGGCCGCTGCCTGACCCGTGGGGGCAAACGGCCAGACTGTGCAGGGTGATCATGGCCTCGTCTGGGAACTACAAGAAGCATGACCTCCCAGACGAGGCTGCGTTCATCCCGAGCGTGATCAAGCCGGAGCAGACGAACGATCAGATCATGGCCGAGCTGATGAAGTTGAACACGCCAATTCAGGGATGAATCGATGGCAAACGGCTACCTCGGCAAGATCAGTGCAGTTGTCTCGGCGAGCACGGGAGACTTCGACAGCAAGCTGGCGAAGTCTGCGAAAGAAGTCGCCAACTTCGCCAGCCGGGTGCAGGGCAACCTGACATCGGCGTCCACTCAGGCTGCTAGGGCTCTGGAGGGTATCTACACGCCCCTCCAGAAAGTCGAGCGGTCTCTGCGGGCCGCCGAGTCGATGAAGCTATCGTTCAAGGGCTTCAAGGGTCTCATCGGAGACGTGGACGCCCTTCAGCGGCGGCTGCAAGGTCTCAACGAGCGACAGATCGACATCGTCCTGAAGACGAGCGGAATGAAGAGCATCACGGAATTCCGCGATGCCATCAACGGCCTTACGTCGAAGGACGTGGAGATCATCACCCGCGTCGGCGGCCTGGAGAAGATCAACGAGCTTCGTGAGCAGATCAGGTCGTCGCCCGCTGTTATGAAGGTGGCGGCGGATGTCGAATCGGCCAAAGATCGGATTCAGGCGCTGAAGCAGGAGATCAAGTCCGCGGCCGACAGCGGTGGCAAGGTTACCGTCCCCGTCGATGACGCCGCGGTGCAGAAGCTCGAGGGGCGGCTTGCCAAGGCTACGGCGGCCTTGAAGAGGTTGCAGGATCAGGCCGCAGCCGGCGGCGGCGGTTCGCGCGAACTCGACGCGATCAACGAACAACTTGATGCGCTGAACAGCAAGCGGGCATCCCTTGAGGCGAAGGCCATTCGCGTTCGCGGTGATGAACGAGAGCTTCAAAAGGTCCGCGCGGTGATCGACGGCATCTCGGAGGAGATCGATTCGCTTGAAAAGAAGCAGGCCAGGGTCGCCAAGATCAGTGTATCGACAGACGAGTTCAAGGCACAGATCGCCGAGGCGCAGGACAGGGTCGACAGGCTGACGGCCGCTCTGGAGAAGGCCAAGGCCAGCGGGCGCGTCGTCGACATCAAGGCGAAGTACGACGAGCTGACAGAGGCAGAAAGCACGCTCGGCAAGCTGAATCGCCAACTTGGCAAAAAGGTCACCGCTGAGTTCGGCGTGAACGTCGACATTCAGACGCTTGACGATGTCGCCAAGAAGGCCGAGGCCGCGGGGGCGGTACTCGGCAAACTGCCTCGCGTCATGGAAGAGCTTGGCCGCTCTGACCTGACGGCCGCGACGACGAAGATGCGGCAGATGGTGTCTCAGTCGGAGGAGCTGTCAAAGCCTATCGCGGCAGCCACGCAGCAGTTCGGTACGCTGACCAGAGAGGTTCAGGCTGGTTTCCTGCCTGCGCTCTCAAGCGTGCAAAACGATCTTGAGTCGCTGGCAAGACTGATCGATGACGGCGTCGCTCCCGCCAAGGCAATTGAGGCCACGTTCGTCGGCATAAAGCAGGATGTCGATCAGGTCGTGGCGTCGGTCTCGCGATTGGCCGAGGCGTCGGCGAAGGTCGGGAAGATCAAGACCGGCAGGGAGCTTTTCTTTGACCAGCCCGGGCTGTCCGAGTCTTTGGACCGCGGAGCGGCTATCGGCGACAAAGCAGCGGCGCTGCCGGCCTCGGCGATTCAGGCAAACCCGAGGATTGTCGAGTCGCTCGTGGAGGTCAACAGGCTTTCGCAGGAGGCCACGGTTCGGTACGCGAAGCTGCAAGCAGTGATTGCTGATAGCCTCCCGACGGGGCCAGCGCAACTGTCGCTTGATCTTGTTATCAAGAAGCTCGGCGAGGCTCAGGAGGTCGCGGAAAAAGAAATCAGGGTCACCATTGACACCGCCGAGGCGCAGAGAAAGGCTGACGAGATCACGGCGAAGATCACGTCAATGCGCGAGCGCGCCGCCTTCGTCATCACCGGCCGTCCGCAGAACATGGAGCAGGCAGACGGCCGCCGAGGGCAGCTAGAAGGCGACATCGTCGGCCTAGACCGCGCACAGCGTCAGAACTACAAGCCGCTCCTAGAAGACGCGGCAATGGCGCGACAATTGGGCGACTTGGACAAGTACAACGACGTTCTTGACCAGATCGCATTCAAGGTCGCCCAGGACAAGAAGTTCAACCTCACTACCGCAGACGCCAAGAAGAAGACGGATGACCTGAAGGCCAGCATCGACGCCCTCAAGGAGTCCGCCGCGTTCCAGTTCACGGGACTGCCGCAGAACAGGGCGCAGGCCGAGGGCGAGCTGCGTAGCACCATCGCCAGAGCCGGCAGCCTCGACCCCGCCGCCTTGGCGAGGGTGACGACCGCCAAGGACGCGGCCATCGCGGGGCTTGGTAACGCGGACTTCGGCGCGCCGCTGATCAAGGTGTTCGTCGATCTCGTCGACAAGGAGTTGCAGGCGAAGAAGGCGGCAGATGACCTCAAGGCTGCGATGGCGGCCATCGGAGACGGCGCGAATCCGAGCCAGCCCATCGATATCCTCAAGAAAAACCTTGCCGAGGCCAAGGCGGCGGTCGCGAAACTTGACGGCCCGATGAAAGCCATCGGCGAGAAGAACATCGCCAAGATCGAGACGTTCGTCGGCGCGAATGCTGGCAACGAGGCGGCTGCGAGGCTTGCCGGCCAGCGTGCGGGCCAGTTGCGGGACGCAGCGATCGCGGCGGCACCGCCGCCGAAACCGCCGAAACCGCCAGTGGACGTTCTTGGAGCAGACTTCGGCACAGCCGCTCGTGGATACGCCAACCTCCAAGCTAATGTCGTATCGCTCCAGACCAGCCTTGAAAAGCTGCCGACGCCGTTGCAGGCTCAGTTGATTCCGGCGATCAACAAGGTTCGAGACGCATTTAAGGGGCTTGGCCCATCGTCAACTGCGGCGGAGATCGATGCAGTCGCAAAGAAGGTCGCTGGCCTTGAGCGGGCGCTGACCAGAACGCAGCAGGCCGCCAAGCTCGGCGGCACGCTTGGAGACGCGCTGAACACCGCGGCGTTCACTCGCACAGAAAAGCAGATCGGATTCATCAGGGCCAAGCTGCTGGACATCGGGGCGGCGGCTAGCGGCCCCGTCGCCGACGCCTTCAACAAGTACGCAGCTTTCGTCGAGAGCGCTGCCAGGAAGGGTACCATTGGTCTCGCCTCCACGAAGGAGCAGGCCGACCAGCTCGCAGAGAAGATTGGAGAGGCTGCCCTTGCCGCTGGCTTGTTCAAGAGCAAGGCAGAAGCTGCTTCATTCGTCAAGGGCATCGGCGACGTTGGTCGAGCCGGCGCTGACAAGTTTGCCCTCGGTCTTAACCAAGCCATATTCGCCGTAGACGACTTCATGTCTTCTACCGGCGGCCTTGAATTCAAGCTTCGCGCCGTCAGCAACAACATCACCCAGCTTGGTTTTATAGTCGGCGGAACGACGGGCCTGTTCGTCGGCCTGGGTGCCGTGATCGCGGGGCAGGCGGCCGTCGGGCTCATTAAGTGGGCGAACAATGGCCGGTCGGCGGAAGACCAGACGAAGGCGCTCAACGAAGCCCTGGCACGACAAAAGAGCCTTGTCGAGGATTTGGCGCAGGCGTTCAGGTCGCTTGGCGACGCGATGTCGCGCGGCACCTTCTCTGCCGGCGGCGAGCAGGCCGCAGAGTTCTCGAGGCAGATGGAGGACATTCGGAAGAAGCAGAACGAGGCGATCCGAAATAACGTAGCCGACTTCGATCCCGAAGTGATCAAGGAGCGGGCCGAGCAGCGGAAGCTCCAAGATGATATCGAAAAGAGCACAGACGTTGGCGAGATCGTCGGGCTTCAGAGGCAACTGGAGGACTCCAGGCGACGCGAGCGGGACGCCGCCGACCGCGCCGTCTCCGCGCCGCCGCCAGACTTTGGTCAGATTCAGAAAAGGTTGCGGGAGTCTCTGGAAGCACAGGCCGTGGCCGCCGCGAGAGACGAGGGAGCGAGTAATCCCGACGACCCATTTGCTCCCGCTCGAGCAGCCGCGCCGTTCATGGAACGGGCTGCGTCCGTTCCGTTGGCGGGGAGCGTCAGCGAGGCGAGGGAGCAGGTTGATGCTCGCATCAAGGAACTGTCGACGCAGATCGAAGGCGGGCTTTTGACATCAAACGAGGCGGCAACGGCAAAAAAGGAGATCGCAGAACTCCGTCTTGTCCTCGGCTCCCTGAGCGCTCCGCTCCTCAGGGAAATCAATAGGACTGCTAACGAAATCGCCGAGTCCTCCCGCGGCCCCGCGGCCCAGATTCGCCAAGCCCAAGAGGACGTTGCGGAGGCGATTCGCAGGGGCGTGCCGAATGCCGCAGCGTTCCAGCGTGAGCTTGATGCGAATGCCAAGAAGCTGAAAGAAGCCTATGTATCGCTCGAGGAAGCCCAGAAGGAAACCGACCCTGACAAGAAGCGGGCCAAGGTAGACGAGGCCAAGGCGAATATCGACCAAGTCGAGGCAGAGGGGGCTGGCATTCGCCTCCGCTCTCGCGAAACGCGGCTCGGCCGCACGTTTGGCGGCGAGCGGACGACGGCCGCATTGGCGTCGATTCAAGGAAACGAGCGGTTTGCAGGCGACGAATATAGCATTAGAACGACCGCGTACATTGAGGCCGCAATCGACCGAGAGATTGAGGCTCGCGGGCAGCTCGAGGTTGCGACGGCAAAGGGGTCTGACGCAGAAATCAAGGCCGCAGAGGCAGAGCTTGAGGCCGCCCAGAGCGCCTCGGAGGCCGCTGCGGCATTCGCCGAAGCAGCCGTCGCCGTCGAGGCCGCGCTGACCCGCATTCGCAAGGTCGGCGAGTCTGCGGTGCAGCGATCCGAGCAAGGGGCAGACGCCGCACAGAAGGCGTTTGAAGAGAACCCCCTGCGGGCTGGCAGCGGCCAGTCTCGCGACGATGCGGAGCGAAGGTTAATCGACGACCGCGCTCGCGTGGCGCAGGCTCAGGTGGATTTGGACATTCGGCGAGGCGTGGTGCAGAACGACCCGCGAATGCAGGGCATCAACAAAGAGTTTGAAGCCATTACGCAGCGGCGGGCAGACCTTGAGGCCAAAGCAAGGATTGGGTCTCTTGATCCGGCTGAACAGAATGAGCTTGACGCAGCCAGGAAGCGCGAGATTGAGCTTATGCGCCAACGCGAGCACCTCGCCCGCAACCTCACAGAGGCAGAGAGAAAGCAGCTTGACGCCATTAACAACGGCATCGCTGCCCGCGAGAAGGAGCTTGAAAAGAGCCGGCAGCGGGCCGCCGAAGACCCGACCTTCAAGAGGCGAATGGACGCCGCGAACCAGATCATCGCCGACAGCGAGCGTCAGGCGAATGAGGCCCAGGAGAGGTACATCAACAACCCGACCGAGCAGAATCGCACAGATCGTAACGCGGCCGACGCGCAACTTCGTGCTGACCGCGAGCTAGCCCAGAAGCTGCAAGACGATCTGGACAACAAACGAAAGGAAATAGAGCAAGACCCGCTGTTCGCAGCCAACAACAGGTTGATCGCGGCGAATGACGAGAGACTCGCGGCGCTTGCCGAAAAAGAGGCGAGCGTTGGGCTGACGCAGAGAGAGAAGGACGAGCGGATTGCGAGGCAAAAGGACAGCCGCAGAATGCTCGCCGAAAGAGACTTGATGATTGCCGACGGCACTCGCGATGAGCAGAAGGCCATCGACATCGAGCGGATGATCCAGAACGACCGAGACCGCGCCCTGCGAGGCCGCGATCTCGGCATGACTGACCGCGAGCGTTTTCGCAAAGAATTCACCGAGGGGGCGGGTGCGGACATTAACGCCAATGCCCTCGATATGCTGCTCAAGGGCGAGAACCCGCAAGCCTTCCTCCGCCAAGCCATCCAGAACCAGATGGAGCAGGTCGCCCCGATGCTCCAGCAGTTTCAAGAGGAGCGGCAGAACGCCCTGCTCCAAGGCCCGTCCCGCGCCGCCCTCAACGTCTCCGACGTGTCGACGAGCCAGGGCCAGAGCGAACTCAACAGGCTTCTCCGAGGCGACGACTCGGCGAAGGATGTGAATCTCGCGGAGCTGCGGAAGCAGACGGACAAGCTGGACGAGGTCGTTAGGGCGATCAAAGAAGGTAACCCAGGAGTCCTGCTGTAATGCCGAAGCTCGTATCAGAACTCGCGCAGGGCAAATCCTTCAGCCGCAGTGCCGATGGCGGGCAGCTTGCCGATCAGGCAACGCGGACGTGGAAAATCCTGCTCAACTCACCAAACGAGTCGTTCAACATTGCGGAAGCAATCGGCGTCAACATCGGCGACGCCCTTGGCTCCGAGAACTCCATCCCTTGCGTCAGCCTGGACGTGAAGGCGGATGGCGAGAGCCGGCTGGTCCGCATCGTCACGGCCCAGTACCGCAGCAACCCGAGCGTCGGTGGCACCGACCCTGGGCTTCAGGAGCCAACCGTCCGGCCGGCGATGTATTCGATGACTACGTCCCTGACGGAGATCGCCGCGTGGGGCGGTGCTCCGGTGACGGGCGGCGCGTCGGGGGCGTGGGTGCCGGCCGCCAATCCCGTTGGAGACCTCGTCGATGGCGTGACTCGCCTCGAGCCGGTCGTGAACATCAACATCGACCAGTATTCGGCGAGCGACATGAGCCAGTTGCTTGCTTATTGCGGGTATGTGAACAACGACCAGTTCACGTTCAGCAACCTCTCCATCGGCGTCCATTGCTGCATGTTGCAGAGCATCTCGTCGAACGCTGTTGTCGAGCAGTTCGGCAACACGACGTTTAGGGGGTTCAAGGTGACGTTCGGGTTTGCCGTCAGGGCGCACTGGACACTCACCCGCCACGGCTTCCAGGCAATCGGCTGGGATATGGCCGTCCCGCAGACGGGGTTTAACATCTACAACAGCGGCCTTTCCCGCGGAGACGTAGACCAGAGATCGCTTTCGCTTGAGCACAGGGAAGGCAAGGTATGGCTGGTCGGCGGGTCATTCCCAGTGCTCGCCATTGGCACTGAGCAGCAGAAGGCGAGGGCAATGGTCACGGTCCCCGCAGGCGACGGCGGCTACGTTCAACGCCCCGCCGCACAGCCCGTGGCGCTGAACGACGACGGCACGCCAAGGTCGCCGTCTGCGAACCCAAGGGTACTGATCAACCGCATCTGCATCCAGCCAGAAATGGCGTTTGGCAGCAATTTCTCGAACTTCGGAATACGCTGGTTTACCTGATGGCAGACGGCAAATACCTTATCGGCGAGAGTCTCCGCGAGAAGCTGAAAAGCACGATCGCGAAAGTGGACTCCATACCGTTCGGCGGGCCGGTGAGCCGCATACCGACGGTGATCGAGGGCGACGGGCAGTCATACGCCCCCAAGGTCTTCCGCGTCTGCACCGCTGCCGGCGCATGGTCGTTAGACACGTTGAAGACAGTGACCTTCTACGGCGTCACGGCCACGCCGAACACGGTCAGTGCAATCAACAAGATCGTCAGCCTGCCAGCTCCCAGGAGCACGGCAACAAGCAGGATCGTCAACATCGCGAAGGACGGCACGCAGTGGTATCTGGTTAGCTTTCAGATGTCAGCCGCGACCGGAGCGTTTTCCACGTCCACGCAGTCGATCACTTTTATCGGGCCAAACGCCACCCAATCCATCACGTTTGCGTCTGCCAACTCCTCCGCAGTGACGGTGATAACGGACGTGTCTGCTGTTTTTAACACCAGCAGTTGCAGCATCACCTTGAATAAGACAACTGCTTCTCTGCAAGTGGCAGGCCCGACGCAGACGGCGACCGTCGTCGCCATCAGCGGTACGCAGACGGCCACGGTTGTGGCCGGCACGTTCACGGCAACGTTCGTTTCGCTGGAGATATGAGATGGCTTGTCCATGCTGCAATCCGCCGCAGTGCTGCCCGGCGTTCCGTGCGTTTGACGGCACGAACAAGTTTTACCGCTACTTCACACACTACGACTGGGATATTCCAACATTTGGAGTCAACCAATACGTTTTGACGCCGCAAGATCAAGACTTTGCTGTGATGGATCAGTTCGGGACGCCCGCGCCTCCTGGGCGACTTGTCGACGGGCATGTGGTTACAGACGCGCTGTCGCTTTGCCCGGGATACCCGGAGGCTTTGCTTCCTTCGGTGACGGGCGGGCCAAGGTATCCGCCGGGTTCGTATGGTAATAGGAATCCATTTAACTCTCCGAGTCGTGGATTGCTGGGTGGAGAACCCAGCCCGTACATCCCGTCTCGTCAGCCCACATTATTCAACCGAGGAGGGGGGCTTTTAAACATTCCCGACGTTGATCGTGAATTGTCGGAGTCTTATGTTCCAGCCTCGGGCGACCCTGGCTACTGGGCTTACATTTTTGGACAGGTGCCGACCAAGCAAAAGGATGGCTTTTCTCTGATTCGCTCTGAGTTGAGCGGCGAGTATTCTTCGCCGCCCAGCCCGTATTGCCACATAAACTCGTTGGACAACCCGCTGCCGTGAACACAGTCAGTTGCCGCCGCGAGCACCTTGAAGAGCGTTGCGCCGAGCGAGGCTATACGCTGGAAGAGGTGATGCCGTGCGTTGTCTCGCAGACTGCCGACGAGTGGATCGTCGACACTGACAGCCCGTGGTATCCGAGGACGCTGAAGCCGGGTTACAGCGTGGAAGATGCGGCCGTAGCAACGCAGCTTTCCAGACACGGCGCGCCGTCGTTTTTGACCAAGGTACGAAATCTCGCCTCTGCCGCCGCCGGTCACGTCGCCGCAGGCATGCCGATGGCATCGGACGACGAGATCATCAGGCGGCACGATATCTGCCTTCAGTGCGAACATCTGCAAAACAATGCCTGCTCTCTCTGCGGTTGCCCGGTCGCGAGGATTCGCGGGTACGTCAGCAAATTATCGTGGGCTGATCAGGAATGCCCCGCTGGTAAATGGGGCAAGGCGACGCCGCACCGAAACAGCATTGACCAGTAAAGACTACTAGGCGACACTATTAGTCATGGGCAAGGCAACCCCACCCAAGGGAGTCATTCTCCCGCCTGAGCTGGACGACGACGAGGAGATCGCCGGAGGCGGCATCCCCGACGACGACGGGTGGATTCACCTCAAGGGAAAACAGGATGGACTTAGCCAAGGAGATTCTGGAAAGCGCAAGGCCGTCGCCAGGAAACCAAAGCTGGTTTCACGCTCTGTCCGAAGAGCACCAAAGCGCGATCCTTGAGGTCCGCGACTCCTGGCGAAAGACAACCGAGGCGACGGGTGTCTCGGCCTGCCAGATGGCAAAGACGATCGTCGAGAAGATCTCCGCCCGCGGCTACAAAGTCGCCAAATACCGGCAGGTGCAACGATGGCTGACCCAGGGCTGACCGGCGACATCCTCTCGGCCGCAGCCGCGGCGTCCACCCCGAAGCCGGCCCCTGACGCCGAGCAGGTGACGCAGCGTCGCGACGGAGACACGCTCGAGGCGAGATCGACGAGCCGTCGAATCAAGACGGTCGACGATCTCCTCAAGCACATCGAGGCCGACACTAGCCGCTACGAAGTAGCGGCTAGTGAGGCGACCAAATGGGAGGTCGCGACCGCCGACGCCAATGGCGAGCCAACGGTCACTGAGCTTCACCGCGTCTGGGTGAGGCTCAAGCCCAAGGCAGGCCCAGGCATCAAGGAAATCGTCGAGGCGATGATCGCCGGAGCGAATCTGCCCAGGACGAAGCAGAAGCCGAACAAGCCGAAGTCTCGCGGCGATCTCTGGCAGGTGCTGGTCGTCGCGGACACTCATTTTGGCAAATACGCCTGGGCCAAGTCGACCGGCCACGATGACTACGATCTGTCGATCGCCGAGAAGATGGTCGGCGAGACAGGCATGTCCCTGATTGATACCGGCGACACATACCAGCCGGCCCGCCGCACGATCTTGTTCTTGGGCGACTTATTCAACGCCGACGGCCCCGCGGGCAACACGACCGCAGGGACTCCGCAGGACAATGACGGTCGGTTTCAGAAGATGATCCAAGTCGGCTGCGATACGCTGCTTGGGCTGGTCGAGCGGTCGGCGGCCACTGTGCCGACAGACGTACTCGTCGTGAACGGCAACCACGACGAGACGCTGACGGCCGCGTTTCGCCGAATCCTTCAAGAGCGATTCCGCAATGACGGCAGGGTCGCCGTCTCGCCGCACTACACACGCCGGCAGTACGTCACCCACGGCAGCAACCTCATCGGCGCGGCCCACGGCGACAAGGCGAAGAAGCGACTGCCGCAGATCATGGCGATGGAGGCGTCGGCTGATTGGTCGCGGTGCTGGTATCGGGAGTTTCACACCGGCCACCTCCACGCCCAGGCCGCCGAGCGGGCGATCGAGTCCGTTGATTCGGTGGTGCTGCGAACTGCGCCGTCGATCACCCCACCGGATGAGTGGCATTCCGCGAGCGGCTACATTTGCTCGCGACAGTGCATGGAGACGTTCATCTACCTCCCCGAGGGCGGCCTGACCGCCATGCACATCGCGGGGCCGACACGATGATCGACTTCGACTTCGTGCGACTGCGGGACGCCTGCCGCTACGCTGCGGAGAATTCCCACGACCCAGACACGCAGAACGGAGCCGTGCTGGTGACTGCCGGCGGCACGATCTACGCCGCCAACTGCGTGCCGCGGGGGGTGTCGCGCCCCGACCACAGGCTCGCGAGGCCGTTCAAGTACCACTTTGTCGAGCACGCCGAGCGAGCGGCGATCTACAAGGCCGCCGAGGTGGGGGCGGCAACTGCCGGGGCAACGCTCTACTGCCCCTGGTTCGCCTGCACCGACTGTGCCAGGGCGATCATCCAGGCTGGCATCAAGGAGGTCGTCGGCCTCGTCGCCATGAGGAACGCCACGCCGGCACGCTGGCTCCTGAACGTGGAGATGGCGGAGCGGATGCTCGAGGAGGCCGGAGTCAGCCAGAGGCTCCTGGCCGGCAGCGTAGGGGTCACGATTCGCTTCGATGGGAGAGATTTTCAATGCTGATTGGACTCTGCGGGCCGGCTGGGGCCGGTAAGAATACGGTGGCGGAAATTCTTACCGATTTCCGGCAGATCGCCTTCGCAGACCCGCTGTATCAGTGCATTTCGACGATTACGGGCCTCCCCGTCGGCCGGCTTCAAGACCGGGCCGTGAAAGAGGCATTGATCCCCTGGCTCGGCAAGTCGCCTAGGCAGATGCTCCAGACCCTCGGCACCGAGTGGGGTCGAGGCAGCGTTCACGAGGAAATCTGGATTCGGATCGCGCTCGAGCGGGCGAAGCCGGAACTGGCCGCCGGCCGCGGCGTCGTCATAACCGACGTTCGGTTCGACAACGAGGCCAAAGCCATCATCGACGCTGGCGGCGAGGTGTGGAGGGTCGTGCGGCCGGGGTGGCGATGCCTCGACGACGCCTCGGCGTCGCACTCGAGCGAGGCGGGGGTGAGCGACCTTCTTGTCGCCCGAATCATCGACAATTCCGGCTCCTTGGATGCCCTCAGACTGCAACTGACCGCTGCTACAATTTAAGAAGGCTACTAGCCGACATTTTGTAGTTTTCGCGGAGTGGCAGATGTCAAGCGAATCGTTCACCGAGGCCGCGTTCCGCGTGGCCGAGAGGTTCGGCGTTCCGGTCGTCATTCTGGCCGTAATGATCTGGTTTCTCAGGGACGCGGCGGTGACGCTCCACGGCACCGTGCTCGTCCCGATCGTCAAATCCCACACAGAATTCCTTGATTCGACGAGAGAAACCCTCGACGAAATCGGGAAAACGCAGTTCAAGCAGGCAGAAACCCTCCAAGAAATCGCCGCCGGCCAGCAGGAAATCAAGCAGGCTGTCGTGAAGAAGACCGGCGAAGCACCCCACTGAGGCCAAGCCGTGCCCGATTTCGTTTTACTGCCAGGGGAATTAAATCTGCGCTTCGTCCGCGGGGACGAACTGACCGTGCCCGTGAATATCCAGAGAAATGTTTCTGGGTACTCGTGGGAAAGCTACGTCTACCAGAGCGACTTGGTCACGACGGGCGGGGGCGTGGAGTCCCTCAGTGGCATCGGAGCGACGGTGACGCAACCGTCCATCACTGTCACCGATGCAGCCGCCGGCTCCATGACCGTGGCGCTATCCGAGACCCAGACCAACCTGCTGTCGCCGTCATCCACCTACCGCTGGTATCTCCGCTGGGTGGCTCCAGGGCAGATCACGAGAACGATCATCAGCGGCAGCGTGACGGCGGTGGCCCCATGAGCGCAATCAACATTACGGTCGCGGGCTCGGGCACCGCGGGCGTCTCCGTTTCCGGCGGCGACTCAGTCAACGTCAACGTCGGCGACTTGCTGCCCCTGCCGGCCGAGCTTCGGGCGAACGCGACGCACGTTCAGTGGAAGCTGGTCGCCAGCTCGAGCTGGACCGACCTCGTGCCGCTTACGTCGCTCCTGGGGCCGCCAAACACGCTGTCGATCGGAACGGTCGCCGTGGGGCCGACGGCCGCAGTGTCGATCACGGGGTCGGCACCGTCGCAGACCTTGAGCCTCGTGCTGCCGGCCTTGCGGCCGGAGTTCCAGTCGACCGGCTCATACCTCCAGTGGCGA